AGGGTTGCACACTAACGTTCTAAAGGGTGAATAGCTTCTAAGTCAGGAAGAGATGCCATGAGATCACCAAATGGTGATTCAGGTACTGGTAAACATTCAATGCCATTATCTTTTAACATCTGTCTAGCTACATTTAAGTCAGAAGGTTTAGCATCTCCTTGTCTAATACGATCTAATAATTCTTTAATTAGTTCTGTATGAAGAACTTCTAATAAGTCTTTATTGTCTTTACTGTTCATGAGTCCTTTTCTTTGCTAAATAATATAGCGTTAATCATAGATAGTTTTTGAAATATTGTTTTTTTCTGTTTAACACGATGTTTTCTACTAATTAATTTTGCTTCTGTTAAAGCAATTCTTTCCATACAAGTAGCAATAAAATGTGATTGATGATGGCTTTGTCTAGCAAAGGCAATTGCATAGTCTTTTACTTTATCAATATCGTTTGTTTGTTTAATGTCAATAACACATTTTTCCATAGCAAACTCTTCTTCTGGAGAAGGTCTACCACAAAGTTCATCTAAGAAATCAAGATTCAAGATTACTTCTTTTGCCATACTTTTTATTTAAACCTGTGTAAAGGGCATGTAGTGGATGGGAAGGATCTGACCTGTTATCTAACTCGTACCATTTTTCCATTTCTAATACTCTGCGTTCATCTTCTTCTTTCCAAAAAGGATCATATTGGCTCATTTATCTACCTGGGAATAAAGCTTTTTCTAGCATATCTGCTAATTGATCATCGACATCATTATCAGTTTTTTTGACAGCAGCTTTAACAATATCTAATGCTAATTGTTTAATTGCTTTACTTCTAAGAAAGGTAAAAATGATTGGTTTTAAAAGAGCAAGCATGAAAAAAAAGTCTGGGTCTTCCCAATTCTAAACATAGTTGCTAGTTTTGGCTTGAACCTTAGTCCCCATGGTTCCGATAAAGCCTCCCTTTTGTAGCAAAGCAATAAAGGGAGGTTTTATTGTGTCTTTGTTAATTTGGCGATTTCTATATCAACGTGATTCAATCTTGAGTATATATCTCTGACATCCGTATGCATATCAATAACTCTATTTTCTAATGATTGAACAGCAGAAGTTAACCGAATGTGATCATCACGTTGTTGTCTTGATCTAAAAGAAACGCTACCTACACTTACAAAACAGGCAGTAAGTAGAGCAGCAGTAGTAGCAGCAATGACTTCAGCCAAGATTAATAAACGTGTCTAAGCTTATTATGCCCATACAAAACAACTAATGGAAGAACAAGAAGAAAAAAGCAGTCTGGGTTGGATTGCTACGTTAGTTCAACTTTTGGTACTTGCTTGGAGTCTAGGAGTGATTTCAATGTCATATTTTGGAAATCCTGTAAGACAAATAGATACAACATTCGCTGCTGGCTTGCTTTCAGGGGTACTTAGTAACTTTGGTTTAAACATAAAAGGGAAGAATGGTAACAGCAAAAAAGATAAATTTGTGGTAGATAATAAAGACAACAAGTCAGGAATCAAATGAAAAAGATAACATTATTTCTTTTTCTGTTAGCTGCACCTGCTCAAGCTGACATCACAGCAAAGTATGTAACAAGTGCTCAAATTACTGTTGACATGCCTTATGTTGTAACAAATAAAGCAGGTTCTACTTATACCTTATCAGGTTCAAATATTACACCTTCAGTAACAGCTGATGGTAGTACAACAAGTGGAAAGATAGGAGGACTTAACTTAGGTTCTCTTAGTTCAGGTGTTCCGGCTTTAGTTCACACAGATAAAGCTGTAACAACAGCTGGATCAGCTTTTAACGTTACGGAATCGTATTTTGCTGGTGATAATACTCCTTCTACTGTGACTCCTTCTAGTGGTATTGCTGCTTTACCTGTATTAAGTGGACAAACCACTATAGGAAGCGGTGGTACGGCTAGTAGCTTGGCTCTGACTAGCTTGAGTTCTGGTGTCCATACTTGTACCGCTGGAGGATCTGGAACTAGCTGCATAGGTTCAACAACAGTTAGCATTGAAATTGATTAAATGGTTCTTACTATTAATTACTTTAATAGGTGGCAAATCTCTTGCTGCACCTATAGTTCCTCAATTTCGTAGTGGGACACTTACTACCAATTCATCTTCTGAACAAATAATTAATGAAACAATTACCAGTCATTCTTTTAAAACAGGATATACATATTCTGCAAGTGGTCATAATATAAAAACCAGTACTTATGTTAACCCAGAAGCAATTAGTACAAATGAACAAACAGTCAATGGAGTCAACTTTAGTTGGACTTCACCCACAATGGAAACGATTCCAAGATGGGAAATAGAAACACCTGGAGCGTCCTTTTCTCTAATCGAATCAGTAGCCACACCTGGGCTAGATACGATAACAACAATAACAAGGCAAATTCAGACCTCAACAACTACAGAAAGCATCTCAGTATTTGGACAATAACATTATTAATAGGTGCTCAGACCCCAGTCATAGCCAACACAACGGTCAGTTCGCCAAACAGTACATCTACTGGGGTCGTTAACAACAATGCTACGATGATTACCCCAGGTTTATGGCCTACTTCTAGGTATAGTCAAGGTATCCAATGTGTTAGTCCATCATTAACATTTAGCCCTTTTATTACTGACGGTAGGTCATGGCAATCACCAAAACAAAATGTAACTAGAACACCAATATATAATGAAGATACTGGCGAAGTTAAATATTATTCAGAGATACCAAGATTTGAAAAAGATTCTTTTAATTTAAACATGGGAGCAAGTTTACAATTTAATATTCCATTAGGGAAAGGAGTGGATTTATGTCATCAAGCTGTAAAAGTAAATATTAAAAATCAAGAGTTATTATTACTTAAAACTAAATACGAAATAAATCTCCATCGGCTTAATTTATGTAGTCAGCAAATTAAGCTTGGAGTTCGCTTTCGAGAGGGTTCAGATAGTGCTGTGACTTGTCAAGATATAGAAGTTTTTGTACCACCTAATCAGGTTTTACCTCATGTTCATTCTCTTTCTTCTTCTTCCCAGTCAATTTCTTCACAAGATTCTTCACAATAGGTTTGACGATATTAAGTAATATCGGAGTACCAGCGGCAACCAAAGCAATAGCAGCAGCATTGGCAATAGCAGGTGGAGAGGGAATGTATTGGTCTCGGAAGTTAGTGTTTTCATAAAGGGTAATACAAGTTTTTCCATCTTCTGAAAGCTTATGTCCAGTTACTCTTTCTAGCTTCTTATCGTTACGAAAATCACCTATTCGTTGATCAGAAGCACCAGGGCAATTAATAAAATCATCTGGTGGAGGTGGAGGTGGAGGAGTTAAATCTGGTGTTGGTGCTTCAGGTATATCAGGTGAAGAAGAGGATGGTATATATTCTTCTTCTACTATTTTTATTCCATCTTGCCAATCCATTGGGTAGAAGGCAGGTATTTGCCCTTCTGGGCAGTTGGTATAAACACCTCTAGGATCATCTAGCAAAAGGTTAGGGTTTAGATTTACATCTCTATGTGTGTACTGACAGCCAGGAATAATAGCTGGTGAATTGGGTGTATAAACAGTAGGAATATCAATAGGAGGAATATGAATATCAGGTATTTCCATTACATAGGCAAACCTAATCCTGTTGTTTCAGGCAATTGTTGCTTAATAGAAGAAGGTAATTTTTTATTCAAATCACCCATTAATTTGTTTTTCACTTCTGTTTCAAAGTGAGGAGAAGTAACGTACTTGTATAAATAGAAAGAACCCCCTGCAAGTGAAGCACTAACAAGGAGTCCTACTAAAGCACAAGCATCTAAGATCTTGCGAACCATAAGATTAAGACCAAGGCTTACCAACAGCAGTTGTTGCAGTAGCAAGAGCAGCATCAATAGAAGCTTCTACAGCAGCAACACCATCACTACCTAAAGCAGTTTTCACCCAACCAATACAAGTAGAAGCATTAAGGCTGTCATAAGCAACAAAGTCAGAAGGAAGACTAGAAGGCTTTGTAAACTTTACTTCGCCTGTTTGTCTTGAATCTGGTTTTTCTGTGTTATCAGAATCATCAATAGCTTTAACTCTGTAAATCACTTTATTGACATGACCATCAGAGATGTCACGTTCCATCGTGTTTACTTCCCAAGTTTTTACGATTGCCATAAAATTGTCCTTTTGATTAAAAGTTTAGTTTAAAGTTAAGCGTTTTGCTCAGCAGGTGTTTCCACACACTTCTTAAGAGCTTTAATAGCTCCTTGATCCTCTATAAGAGGCTGTTGAAGTGCTCTTAATTCTGATTGAAGTTTTGCTATTTGTTGTTCAAGTTGTTGAGCTTTAGCAACGTTAGCTTCAAATCGAGCTTGACTTTCGTCTAGGATTTCTTGAAGGTTGTTCATAGTTAATTAGATGAAATTAAGCACTTTCCAGTGCAGCTACTTTTGTTTCTAGTGTTTCGATTTTTGTTGATAATTCTTTTACTGCTTCTAATAAAGGTGCAATTAAACCACTATATTTTAAACCTTTTTGACCTTCTTCACCTGTTACTAAATCAGGATAGATTGTTTCTACTTCTTGAGCAATAAGACCTAACGACTTAATATCATTATCTTTCCAAGCAAAAGAATATCCATTTAATTGTTTTAAATTAGTTAATGAATTTGATAAAAGTTGTATATCTTTTTTTAATGCTCTATCTGAAGTTTCAGTAAGAGATCCAGTAATCTTCCCACCACCCGCTTCAGTCTCAAATTTTTTATTTCCATCCCAATAGAGTTCTACTTGTGCGTTAGCACTGGCAGATATTATTTGTTCGTTATTAGCGTAGTTATTTACTCTCCACTCATCAGTATTGTTAATTAAAGATCCAGTACTATTTTTTATATACGAATCTGTACCATTGTGGTAAATGTTTAGATCATCACTAGCTCCCAACACGATCTTGGAAGAATCGTGAGGCATATCTAAATTACCACCGTCACCTATATGTAATCCATCCGCATGGGTTTCACATTTTTTAGTGCCATCGTAATAAAATTCTACGGCTCCATTTTCAATAAACCTTGCAAGATTTTCAGTAGTAGCATTACCTTGTATTGTTAAATCTTGACTTCTAAGAATTAAACCACCAGTACCAGTATCTGCTATGAATGAGTTAGAGCCATCATGGTAGATTTGTAGATCATTATCATTTCCAAATTTAAACTTATGACCATCTTGTGCTGTATAATCATCAGCTCTAATTGTTCCAGTTATATCAACGCCCCAACTTTCAGTGTTTAGCTTCTTGCTGCCGTTGTAATAGAGCTTTACTTCTGCATCTTCATTAGCAATAATACTATGTTCACCGTCTTTAGCTTGTAATAATAAGCTACCTGATCCAGCAGCAGCTATCCGTAAATCACCAGTTGAATTTAAAATTATGCTATTTGTTCCATCATGATAGATAAGTAGATCATTACCATCACCAAAATCTGCTCTTTTATTATCAGCAAAATCTAAACCATACGAAGCAGTTTTACACTGTAAAGCGTTGTCGTGATAAAGTTCTACGGCTCCAGCACCAGTAGCCACAATATTATTTTCCCAAGCACCATCTTTATAATTTTTTAAATAGAAAGGTCCACCATCTTCTACATATAAACGCCACCAATCAGAATTATGCTGTCCTTCATCAGAATGTAAATCAATAATAGCAGCACCAGTATCTGGTCCTGATACTTTAATTCCGTTAGCTGTTGTTTCAAAAGTTTTAATATTGTCATGATAGGCTCTAACAGCCCCGTCAGGTATTAATTGAATACCATTTTCTCCTGATTTAGGTTGTATATATAGAGTACCAGTGGTATTTAATAGACGAGAACCTGATCCATCATGGTAAATTTCTAAATCATTCCCTGCCCCGAACTGAGCTTTAACTGAATCTCCAAACTGAAGAGCAGCATCTAATACTTCTATATGTTCAGATCCAACTGCATCGTCTGCAATCTTTGCTCCAGTAATTACATCATTATCAATTGTAAAAACTGAACCAGAAGAAGATACTGTTACTTCTCCATAATCTCCATCTCCAAGTGTTGCTCCACTAGCACCAGCATCAACAGCTGGTTCCCATCTAGAGTTTGAATTAACCCATTTCAGTACTTGTCCATCACTAGGAGTAGCAGTATGGACATTCGTTAAATCAGCAAGATTAAATGTTCCTACCTTTGCAGCAGTAACAGCATCATCTGCAATTTTTGCTGTTGTTATTTGTGCATCAGCTATGTGAGCAGTATCTATACTTCCATCTGTGTAATGCTCAGAGTTAATAGCATCATCAGCTATCTTTGTCCCATCTACAGCATCAGCATTAATTTTAGCTGTAGTAACTGCATTACTTGCTAAAGCTGTGGCATCAACAGAACCAGGTGCATAGTGTTCTGCATCAATAGAATCAGCTGCTAAATGTTCTGAATCAACTGCATCATCAGCTATTTTTGCTCCTGTTACTGCATCAGCTGCAATAGCTGCTGTATCTACAGCATTATCAGCTAACTCACTAGCTGTAACAGCGTTAGCTGCTATATCTGCTGCTACAACTGTATCTGCTGCAATATGAGCAGAAGTAATAGCACCATCAGCTATTTTGGCTGCTGTAACTGCATCATCAGCTAGTTTCGCTGTAGTGATATTTGCATCAGTAATCTTTGCTGTAGTAACTGCATTACTAGCAAGTTTTGCTGTTGTTACCTGACTATCAGCTATGTGTGCAGTATCAATAGAACCATCTACATAATGTTCTGAATCAATAGAATCATCAGCTATTTTTGATCCATTAACTGCATCAGCACCAAGCTTTGCATTAGTAACTGCTGAGTTTGCTATAGCAGCTGTATCAACTGCATCATCTGCTAATTCACTTGCAGTAACTGCATTTGCTCCAATGTCAGCAGCAACAACAGTTCCATCTGCTATATGTGCAGAAGTAATAGCGTTATCTGCAATCTTGGCTGAAGTAATTGCATCATCAGCAACCTTTGCAGTTGTTACGTTTGCATCAGTTATCTTTGCAGTCGTTACAGAATTACTAGCTAAATCATCAGCAACAATGGTTCCATTATTAATCATTGTTGAAGTAACTGTTCCTGTATCTCCAGTCGT